CTCGGTACTTATGGGTCGGATAAAGGAGTTCTTAAGTGGGAACTTCGGTGATTGGCGCATAAGTTACGCGATAGCGCGGCTTAAGAATCACTTTACCATCGATGAAGCGAAGAGAGCTTTGGCGCCCAAGGCTCTGCAAAAACATAGAGACACTCTTGGGGTAGGTTTACCACCTGTCTCCCGAAGTCGGTTAGTAGAAGTCAAACGTGTCGCACGGGACTTAATCGACGGGTGTACATTTGACTTAGACAAGGTAGGGCAGATGTCGAGCCGCGCTTGTCTGGAGAGAAAGAGTGAAGAAGGGGGTAAATTGGCGGAAAACAGAGGTTGGCTTCGTGAAGCTTACGTGGACGGACGTATGCACGATTGCTTACCATCCATAATCGTAACGAGTTGCGAGTATTCTGTTTCCGTACGGTGGTGGCCAGGTTGGCGCGATCGGGTTCTAGAGGGTTTGTCTGGGCTGCACGAGAAGGACAGGAGCGTTCAAGTCGCGACTGTAGCAGGCCCATGTAAGGCGCGTGTGATTACGAAGGAGACCGCGGGCAGCTGGTGTCTTGAAGCTGTTCGATCGGGGGTTTGGCGTCGTTTAAGGAAGTGGCCTGCTTTCCAGTTTACTGGAGAGGAGGTTACGGCCGATGCGATGCAAGACTTCTATGATGACTACCTCGACGCGGGGGGTTATGGGGACCTCTGGATCAGTGGTGATTATACTGCTGCGACAGATGGTTTTCACCCTGAAATTGCGAAAGCGATTTTGGAGGTCATAGCCGACGTTTTCACCGGGTGGTGCGATGAAGAAGAGATAAACCTAGACCTGCGTGTTGATCTGGAAACCACGGTACGGGAACGGGTGTACTTGGCTCTTTCCGAGTGTATGGGCGGTAAAACGATCTTGTATCCGGACGGTAAAGGAGGGTTGGAACCTGTCAGTCAGCGCCGAGGGCAACTGATGGGTAATCCAATGTCTTTCGTTGTTTTGTGCATGTACAATTATATTGTATGGCACTTAGCGATGGAGGAGTTTTGTGGGGTAAAATCCCACAGGATTTCCAAACACGTACGAATCAACGGGGACGACATCTGTTTTCGAAGTACGAAGACCTTCTTCAATCATTGGCGGGCGAAGTGTAACGAAAGTTATATGGAGCTCAATGAGTTGAAGTCAGATGTAAAGACAGACCGTGTGTCTTTAAATTCTAAATATTTCCGTGAAGGACGAGATGGTACACTGGAAAAAGTGTTCGTGTGGAGGGTGTATGGAAAGGAGGTACCTCGGGATGAGGTCAAACGGA